AGTACTGTTTCAAGAGCCAGCCAAGTTGAACTACTCAACTGGATCTTGGACACGACTAAGAGAACTCGTTTCGGTGGTGAGCAATTCGGGGAGCTTGAGATGCTCCGCGGAAAGATTCACTCACCGGGTAACGGGTGGTCTATGGTCACGTCAGAGATTGAGGTACAACAGACTACGCCTTGGGTGTCAACCGACATCAACAAGACGAAGGATGTTCGAATCCGGAGAATCACCGGACCTCGTGCTCGACTTTCAGCCGCGTCTTGGCTCGCTGTGGAATCCGCCGAACAGGCGAATGCCCAGGCAGTTATTCAGAAGCACCAACTTGGTGTTCTGAGTCGCTGTCTTCCAAACTCACGTAAAATGGGTTTGGCCCGTAGCGTAGCCGAACTCCGCGACCTTCCGCAGACATTACGGTCCTCTCTCGAGGGCTTGATGGCTGTGGTCGGTAAGGGGAGTTTGAAGGAGCAACCAATCAACTACTTATTTGGTTGGAAGCCCTTCGTAGACGACTTAAAGCGGCTGGTGGATTTGCCGGAGAAACTCACTAAGATGGTTAACTACCGTCTCCAGAGAAACGGGCAGCCCACCACGTTCAGGACGAAGTTCAGTTACAACGAACCCGTCCCGAATCCTCCAGCGTTCGCATACGAAGCTCTTAACCTAGAATCTAACACGTCAACTACCACCGACTGGAGCCGAAAGGTTACGGTCCGTGGGATGGTAAACGCCAACGTGCGATTCCCGCTCTTAGAGATTCCCTTGTTTAAAGGCGTTAAGAGGGACCAGTTAAAGGCCCTTCTGTACGACGATTTACAAGGTAACTTGCCCAGGCTCATTGACATCTATCGTTTGGTGCCATGGTCCTGGTTGTTTGATTGGTTCACTGGCCTCGGTGAGTATCTCGACGTTGTCGAGATGATCAATGGGGACAATAACCTTATCAACTACGGATTTATCACCTACGTCTCCGAAGGTGTTGTCCGTACAAGTTATCGTTGCGAAGTGTCTCAGACCCGACGACTTACTGTTGACGGAGTACGGTTGATTGACACCCATTTCCAGGTGCCAGTTAACCATGCATCTCGTCTGGAGTATAAATACCAACTCCGTAAGTCGTTTGGATCTATTCCAGGCATGAGATTTACATCAGACCAGGCAACTCTCACGAGTTACCAGGCTGCCATCATCGGGGCTCTCGCTCTTGCGAAGTCCTAGTGATTAGATACATTGATCCAACATGGTGTTGGTTCGATGCTTAACCTCAAGGTGCTTAACAAATGCTAGCAGACCCCGT